TCTTCTATCTTGACTATGCCCATCTCCTTTGATTGCATAGTTAGTGGATATAATTACTTTTGGGGATTCGTGAACATTTAATTTAATAGCATCCTTGTTTTTGCGTTCCAATGTAATACCTTCAGTTATCAAACTAAAATTATTCTCAAAATCAAATCCCTTTTTAACATCATCAAACACCAGGACTTTTGTTTCTAAAGATATTGTCTGATATGCAAATGATTTCTTACTATCAAACTGCTTTCCATCTATAATATCGCATCTTCTAATTTGCCCTATTCCCTGTACAAACAAACCTTTACCAGTGCCACCTTCTGGAGATTCAGATATAAGCTCATCATTTAATATTATAGCCTTGTTTTGGCTTCTATTTTTATAGTTTAGTAATAAGTAACCTATTGCACATTCTATAGCAGTTGGGTCACTATGTGATATGTTATTGATAAATTGCTTATAGTCATTATTGTTATCCGTTGAAGGTATCCAATCTCTATCTAATATCTGACTATCCCAAATGTAACCATCCATTTCGAAGTATTCCTTCAAAACTGCATCTGATTTAGTTACTTCTAATATACCATTTTTAAAAGGAATAAATGATTTATAAGCAAAATCTTGCATCATTAACAAATCAATTGTTTCGAGCATAATTAAGTACTGTTCAGTAAACAAATTGTGATAAGTTGAGCAGTAATTAAACACATCTATTTTACCATTTTCAAGAAGATAATTAAGAACAAAATCTTTGATCCTGGATATTGATGACTCTTTTACTTTGTTCTCTTTTACATAAACAAACATAGGCTTATCCGAACCGTTTGGATAGTGCTTTGCAAATCCTTTATTTTCTAAAAATAATTTGTACTTATGCGAGTCAATTTTAATATTATCCTTTTTATCCAAGAACCAAAAATCTTCGTGATCGTGTACTTCCTTTAATTCATTATAAACATCCTCTTTAATGTTGTGCATCCGGATAACCTCATCCTTACCTTTTGACAAATCAACTTTTATCTTGTCAATCTTTTGGTAATCTTCAAAAAATTTAGAGTCAAATTGTCGTTTACGATATGCAGATTTAATAGTGTTCTTTACTTCTTGCTCTGAAAAATCCCCTATAACTACATTATTAAAAATATAACCTTGAGCATTATATTCCTGGATTCCATATTCACAAAATGCACCGGCTAAATCAAATATAAAAGCATTGCGTTCTCCTTCATTAAATCCCTTTTGCCAATTAAATTTCATTATCTTTTCAATAATCTTATCTTCATCTGTAATTGGGATTAAAGGCACACGTTCTGAAATAGTAAAACCTTCATCTACTAATTTTGCATCAAATACTTCAGCTTCATAATTGATATATATATTTGGATCGTATGACTCAAAACATACCCTATCAACATTTGAGTTGGCGATGTCAAAATAATCATAATCAAACTCCTTTTGAAATGCTTTAAAGTATTTAGGATGAGTTTCTTTAGTTGCTTCAGGTATTTTTACAACACCTTTTATACCGTTACCGGATGGACTAATAAAAAGTAAACAAAAATGTTTATTTTGTTTCAAAATTTCCAAATGTTCGTTAATTGCGTCATTATTGGGGTATTTGTCGAAATCTACGATCATTAAGCCAGAATGTTTAACCAATCCATTTGAGTTTCGTTCTGTAAATTCCCCTGCAAATAAGATGCAAGGGAGTTGTTTTTTTAAATCTTCTCCATTTCGGATTCGTTCTATTAAGTCTTTTGACTTACCTAATTTTATTCTATTTACAACCTTTTCAATAGGCACTATAAATGGAACTTCTTTTGACTTTAACAAGTCTTTAAATACTGATATTTGCATAGTTAATTATTTAGTTTTGTAAAAGTAAATAGTTAGTTTTAATCTACCTAATTTTTTAACATTTATTTAAGTCTTTAGATTTAAATTAAAATTACTTTTTATAGATATATAAACCCCATTTTTTTAGGTTTATCTTAACATCAAAGGTAATATTGATATTAACATTAATATCAATGCTAAAAAAAGCCATCCGTTAAGATGGCTTGTGTTTTTTAGGTGTAGACTAAAACCCTGTTATTAATTTAAAATTCTAAATCATCCTCTACTTCAACTAAAATTTCTGAAGCATCTACTTCATCAACTTTTGTTAAATAGGTCTTTAAATATGCTTCTAATGTGTCAAAATTGCTATCAGCATCATTAGATTGAGGAACTGTTAATACATCTCCAAGAGTGAATGAAGGAGTAGTGTACTTAACTGCACCTTTTTTACCTTCAATTGCCTTATCAACTACAATCCAAGATGTAGTTAGCTGCTTTTTATTAGCATTTGCAAATTCACCCCATCCTTGAACTGCACTTCCTTTTAGTTGAATGTTTGCAAGTGATCCATCTTCTAACATAATATAGATTGATTTCACATAATGTCCTCCAGCGTTCTTTGCTTTGTCTTTAATCTCATTATAAAGACCTTTTGCAATCTCTCCGCCTTTAAACGCTTTAACAGTCATTGGCTCTTTTGAAATGAATTTTACTTCATTCGCATATACTCCAGAAGATGAAGCATCATTCCAACCTTTTACCGTATGTAATTCATCAAGGAATACAAACTTTAAAGGTAATTTAACCTCAATGGTTTTTGATTGTTCTTTGTCGTAGTACGAAAATTGTTTATCGTTTGACTTCCAATCAAGAAATTTACTCGCAGGATTTTTAGTTGTTCCTGTAAACACTTTTGTTCTATTGCTCATAGCACTTAATTTATTTATGACTCGGAATTGTGATGCCCAAGCCTTGCATCTTTTACAAATGTATTATTTAATCTTCAGTTATCCAAATAAAATTAACAGAAAATATAAAAAATAATAACTGGACCGTATGCTCTGTATCATCATCTCCTTCATCATTATTATATAAAGCTCCAAACATTAAGCCTTTTATCGGTGCTATTACAACCTCTCCGCCATAATATTTAACCGCTTCCATTCCTATCCATAACATTACTAAAATCGTTGCTGCTATTTGTATCATTTTTTAAATTTTGGTGTTATAATTTTTCTTAATAATTCATTTATTCTCTCGGAATTTATTCCTCTTTTATAATAAAACTCTTGTACTCTGTTAATTCTTGTTTCAGGTTTAAAATATTTACTCATAAGTTTATTTGTATTTTTTGCGTTGAACAACTCATTTTATGTGTGCCATTATATTGATGACAATTTGTACAACATTCCCAATAGTGATCACATTTACCATTTTTTATTGGTGCTTCACAAAAATATGACTGTCTATATTTACTTGGTTCTGCTTTATACCGGTAGCAAGTATTTGCTAATTCGCAATGGTTTCCATTGCACATTGTTATATCTGGCATCACATTTCTTTATTAAATTCCCTTCTTAAAATCGTATCAATCTTATTAGTAATATCGTTAAAATACGTGCTTCTTTGAATTGGTGCAGTATCTGCTAATACATCATTTAACTCCTCGCAAAATCCAATCAAATCAGATTGGTATTTGATCATCCTTTCAGTAGTAGGTTTTAACCTATCTAAACTCTCTAATAATAAACTGCATAAGCAATATAACTTATGCATCTCCTGGTTCTTACTCTTTGGGTTCATAGCTTTTCTATTTCTTGTTTAACTGCTACCCAATATTGTTCATTTAAAACATCTTCAAATAAAATCTTATTATTTTTTAATATCTCATCAACTGCTATTAATGCACATTGTTTTGCATTTTCAAAATAAATATCAAAATCTAAATCTAAATATTTATCAACTATCTCTATTGCCTTTTCTTTTGGGTTCATCGCTGCAAATTATTAGTTATCTTATCAATATATGCTTCTTTAATTACAATAGCCTGGTCTAATCGTTCCTTTATCAAATCAATCATAACCTCATCTCTCGGCACTTCAATTGTATGATGGAACTCCTCGCCATCAATAACACAATAGTTAAAGAAATAGGCTTTAGATGAATTGCTGCATAACATTTGGAATTGCATTTGTGCAATGTATTCCGGATCAATCTTTTCATCAGCTACAATTTTAAAAAACTTAACCGGTCTTGGACATTTAATTTCCAATATTGCATCTTTACCAACTACACCATCAGGAGAAGCTCCAGCGTGATTTCCATAAGGAAACATAAACGCTTCGGTTGCTTCCGGATGCTGCTCTTGGAATTTTTTTAATGCATAAGGTTCTAAATCTACACCTCTCTGCATATCTGGTCCTCGATATGATTCCTCTAATTGACCATATAACTGCTCTATTGCCTTCTCTATTGCATAAGTCTCTCCTGTTTGACCTAATCCCCTTGCTCCTAAAAGTTTGTGGATTGTAGATGCAGTAAATTTACCGTGTCTTGCTTTAAACCATTCATCACTACGTTGATCGTATGGTAGTGATTCTATTACTTTTGTTCTATTGCTCATTTGTTAATTTTTTCGTATGCGTTACACATTTTTTCGTTATCGTAGTAGTAAATGGATTGTACTGTTTTTCTCATCCATTTGTCAAATCGTTTTATCTCTTTCATTATAAATATTTTTCAAGGATTATTTCTTTGTCTAATTGATCTTGATTTGATAATGAACCAAAGGTAATAAAATTGGATTCAATTTTAGCTAATTGTTTTAATTCATTTATAGCTATATTTAATCTTTTTTGTTGGCTATTTAATATTAGTTCCAACGATTCTATTTGTTGTAGGGTTATTTCATCCATATCGATATATTATTAAGATTAGACATAGTTTGATCGTAATTTAATACTTCTCTAATTTCTTGAGCATATGCATCCGATTGATTCCAATCTTTTACTAATGATTCAGAAATGTACTCTAATTGTTTACGCACATAAAGATTGTCCGTTGTTTCTAAAATGTAAATACACATTTCTAATTTCGCTAAAATTTCTTGTTTGTCCATTTTTTTAAGGTTTAAATTATTTATAGGACAAATCTAAAAGTAATAAATGGAATAAAAAAAATATTATGAAAACTTTAACATTTTAGCTTCTGCAATATCTAAATAACAAACCTCCTTCTCAACCCTATCGTAACTACCAAAGTTAGTAGTGGCAGGATTTTTTGAGTTGATTTCCCAAATAGGATTTATTTTAAGAAGATTAAATATAAATATCCCTTTTGGAGTTGAATTAATATAAAGTGGAATATCATTGTGCTTTGCAGATTCCAGGATCATAGCATCAAATTTTTTCTTTTCAAGTAAAAGGGTTGGATAGTGAACCTTCCGGCACTTTAATTCAATTCGATATTTTTTAGATGGTGAATAACAATCCCATCTGGACATTTGATTTTTTGCTTTTAATAAATCAGGGAATAGTTGATCCTTTAATATCTTGAATAATTGTTCTTCTATCATAAGCCAAATGTATAGTAAATCCAAAGACAAAATAACATATTTATTAACAATAGGATTTTTCCTACTATCCTTTATACTATATATATTTAATCTTTTTTTTTAAAAAATTTAGTAAAAAGGGTATACCCCTTTTTTTAAAGTATGTTTTTTAGGGGGGGGTATAGAAATATATAAATTAAATATAATCCAATTGGAATTAATAACCAAAGAAATGGATTAGAAGTTTTCTCTATATCTTTAACTTTTCTGTTTTGTGTTACTTTTGTGTCTTGTACTTTTAACTCGTTTTTAGCCACTTTTATATCTTGTACTTGTATAGTGTTGTCTTTTGTCTTTTTATAGTTAATAGTAACATTTCTGTACGTTATACCATCAATAACAATATCCTTGCAAGTATCTAATGGAGTGATAGTAAACTCATCAGTTGTAATATCGTTTTTAGTTTCAATTTTAATGTCCTCTTTCGTCACTATTTTAGTGGAAATTTGGGACAAGGAATCCTTCTTAACCTCATCTATAACTACCTTTCTTGTACCACAAGATGATAACATTGTAATTACGGTTGATGCTATAACAACATACACCCAAAATAATATCCAGTTTCTATTCTGCGAAGTAGTTGTCGGCTTCATATATTCGTCTTTTAGTTAAACCTGCTAATTTTTTTGTACCTACTTTATCCCATTTTAAAAATTCATCTGCAATCGAATGGTCTAATCTATTATTATTTACTTTTTTTAAAAGTGTACTTCTCATAAAATTTGCTACTCCAACATTATAAGCAAATG